TTTCCATTGCTGTTTTTAACTTGTTAGCTAAAATAGCAATATTTACGTTCTGATTAAAAACGAGATAATGAACCATCCACGCAACAGTCGTGGTGCTTTTGCCGGTTTGACGGGGAAGCTTTGCTATAACATAACGATTATTTTGAATAGTATTAACAATATTTTCTTGATAATCGTAAAGCTCGAAAGGTTCTAACCCTTTATCTAGCGTGACAATTTTAATATATTTTTTGATGAAATAAACAGGATCGTTAGAGCATTTAATATACTCTTCAACTTGTTCTTTTGTGAACTCTATCTGAGTTCCGACTTCTTTAAGATTCGGATTACCCAGATAGCCTGTTTTCTTTTTATACCCCATTGTTATTATCTAAAAAATTTTGACTGTCTAAAGCTTTTCTTCTGCTACGATCAGTGTTTATAAGATCTTGTAGTTCGCTTGTGGAACCAACGTAGATAGAATTATTTGTTGTGTGATTAACTTTAATGTCTTCTTTCTTTGCTGTTTTAGTTTTCTGATACAAATCAATAAGATCTTTATTCATTTCAGAAACAGTTTTAAGAAGCTGACCAAGAACTTCGTATGCTCTAGGCGAGTCTCCAGCCTTTGCTACTTTCAGTATTTCTTCTACAGCATCAGAGCCATTGTTTATAAGCGTTTTAATATTATCACGAACATAATTAAAATCTGCATCCAAACTAACACCAGCAGTTGGTGTTTGTTTTTCTTTAATCACTGGAAGATCTATATTACCAGTAAAATTGATACCTAAAGAATCAGAAATAATATCACCAGTTTCCATACTTTTATTTATGCTGTAATACCAAAACTGTCATATGTAAAGCCCGTGACATTATCCAAAATATTAAAGGCAATATTGGTAATATCGTATACGCCATCGTTTTTTATAGGTCCGTAAACGTAAGATTTTGCCACAAACTGATAACTACTAACAATAAATCTACGAACAGAAAAATCTCCTTCATATTCTTGAGTTAAAGTAGAATTAAAAATTGAGATAGGAACATCAGTATTTTCATGGAGATTATTCATTTTTAATGAAACAATAAATTCCGGACTAAAGTAAGGAAGTATTTGCTCCATTATTTGTAAATTTTCATCAAAATTTCTAGTATAAACGTTCAGTCCAAATGTAAAATTATACGGAACTTCTGCGTAATTTGTGAAAAGAGTTACTCCTGACTTTTCTATTTTTTGATTTAACTTATTTAATTTTCTGGTAGGATCATACAATAATCCTAAAAGCTCAAATGAAATTCTAGGCAATGATAATTGTATGCGGGTTCTATCACTTATTGAACTAGGTTCTGTTAAACGTTTTATAAATTTTTCTTTTGGACCATACACTAACGGAACTTCAAACAAACGATCATTGTTATTTTCATCTTTTTGGAGCAGTTTAATTCCATTAAAAAGACTACCAAAACCAACTACTAATTTTCTTATAGAATCGTTTTTAAAATGAGTGAACATTAGTAGTTTCCTTCAGAAAATGGATCTATATCTGTAAAATCGTAAAGATTTAAACTTAAACTTTCTTGTTGGATATTATCATTATCTCCAGCAGTTATACCACCAGATTCACTATTGATAGGACCAATTTGATTTTTGTTTTCTGTTTGACCCGCATCAATATCTGTAGTTCCCGTAGAAAAGTTTTCTTGATTGTAAGTAAACAATTCGCAAGTTAATCTATAACTATACAATTTCCCTAGTTGATAAAAAGGATTTTCGTGTTCAACAAAATTTATTTCAAAAAGAGATTTAGAAAGAGGAAAATAAATTAAATCTCCTTCTCTTGGTCTTGTTATTGTTGGAAATCTGGTTTGAATTTCTTGAATAAATCTTTTTTTAGCCAAAGTTAAAAATACACTATCTTTTATTTCTACACCGAATTTAGAAGCTAAATCTCCTTGGCCTTGAAATCCAGAAACACTGTCAATATACATTTCAATAGGAACTGCGTTTTTATAATTTACTCTTTTACCTTCACCAAAAATTTTATCCATTTCTACAATATTTCTGGGAATATAATACATTTCTCTTCCCATTGCTTTTATAGTTTCAATGGTGAGATCTTCTGTTAGGTCTTGTTCACCAAAATAATCTTTGAAATAAGGATTAGTTGCCATTTTATCCTATCATAAAGTTAACTGGTAATTCATATTCTCTTTGAACTTGTTGTTCAATCATAGCAATTTCATTTATTGCTTCAGCATATATTTGACTACCACGAAGAACTATTCCTCCTGGAAGAGCAACACCATCAAATTTAGACATGTTAGCTCCCCATTGTTTCTTAATTAAAGCAGTTAAATATCTTTTAAGATAACGATCATTAAATATTTCAGTAAATTTTGTAGGGTCTAAAGCAGCATATGCTTCAATAACCAACCAATTATCAACTTTAACTTCTTGTTTCCAATCCATGAATAAATATAAACGATTAGTTACCTTACTAAAAGAAACAGTTTTTTCTGGTTGAAAAAGATCTTCTATTAATTTAATATATCTTTTGGTTGCATCGTAAGACGCAAGGCCCATAGAAAAAACACCACTAAGATTTCTATTAATACCAAAGTAATCTGTAAGAGCTAGTTGATATCTAATATCAAACATGTTGATATTTGTGAAAGGACCAAATTGAAAAGCTCGTAAAACAGAAACTATTTCTTTCCCGGTAGGACCGTCGTTTCCGTTTGGTGATTGTATATTTTCAGTATTTATATACTGATTGTCTATATCTTCTTGTGTTATTTGATACTTAAAATATACTTTTTCAACACCATCAAAATGGCGTTCGGTAAAATATTGTAGAGCATCGTCTAAACGATCCTCACATTGCTGCCAGTCAACATTTATTTCTATTACTGGTGCGCCTAATTGCCTTAAAGCGTATTCTATAAGAGTTTGTCGTGAATTTGGTGTTGCCATTATACTTCCTTAAAAGTATTTATGGCAAATTGAATTTACGTTTTTTCTGGATTTTGTTTTTCTGGTAAAGATACCGGTATATTTAATACTTTGTTAAAATCTATATTTTCAATGTAGTGCCGTCTGGTTACAGGCTCTTTTGCTTCTTCAGGTTTGCTGTTTTGATAATTAGAAAAACCAGGCATATTTAAAGGACAGTTGAGTTTAGGATAATCTAATTTACTGTAATTATCGCCCTCTGCCATCAACCAAGTTGCTGGTTTGTCTCCGCAACCACAACCCCCACAATAATGTTTTCCTGGAGTTTGGCTTTCTTTTAGGTGTTCACAAGGAGGCAATTCTCCTCCTAAATGTTTGTTACCGAAGCAACTTAAAACTCGTAGCTGTTTTGTTGCTTTATTTACTTTATTATTAGAAAGTCCTCTAGAAGCCATCGCCGTGGCAAAACTCTGTACCATTCCTAATTTTTTAGATAAAATGCCTTGTGGTGTTTGTTGTTGAGGTTTGAATTCAGGATTATTTTTATTTTTATTACAACCACATCCCATAATATAAACTCCTATACTAGTATATATTGTATATATTAATCTGTCAAATAAATCCTTCTAAATAATCTTATTCCAGAATTTTGAGTTCTTTTTATACCGATAGTTTTACCGTAATTAACTTGTTCTGAAGCCATTTGAGCAACTATTAAATATGTTCCTAGTATGGATTGTTTATTGTTTATCATAAAAGGAGTAGAAGTTAAATAGTGCTCTTTTTGTAGTGCTTCAAATCCTCCTTTAGAAGAAAAACCGAAAGACAAATTTTTAAACATAAAAGCTAATTCGTCTTGACTGGGAAGATACCAATCATTAAATCCATTTATTTTGCTGGCTATTATAGTGTCATTGAGAAGTGTAGTATTATTGTAAGTATTGTACAATCCATCATAAAGAGAGTTATTTAATTCTGTTACAGTTTCTCCGGAAACATTATAAGAAAAATCACTAAAATCTTTTAAATCACAAATTAAAATCCACGATTTTTCTTTAGTTCCTTTTGTATCGCTCCTTGCAATATAATCGGAAGGAGTTCCTGTTAATTTGTTGCCGTATACTATTGAACCTTTTGTATTAATAGGACTTCCAGGCTTAAATATTCCTAGATATATTCCTCCTTGATAAGGATCTCCTATATTTGGTAGTTTTTCTAAAAGATTTGTACTGGACGATAATTTATTTAATGATGCTTTAGCCGGTTCTAATCCTCCCTTTAAACCAGGAAAATAAATTCCAGAACAAGGAGAAGAATCCAAGCAAGAATAAATGCCTCCTTCTTCTACAGGAGACTGCCAAAAACCAGAACACTCTGTTTTACTTTTTATAGAACATTCTATAGAACCAGTGCTTGTTT